GCCCGTACTTCTATGTCCGACTTTTCTTCTATTTTTATAGGCAATGAAAATGTTTCTTCGATGTGCATACCTGTTGTCAAAGACTTAACATCTTTTGACTGAAACACTTCGCCATGCGGCCTCACCGCAAAAATTAGTTTACAAACCGCAGGGGTGTTAGATGTTGTGCCGTTAGATACTTCATATTGGACTAGGTACGCCGTGTATCCCGCAGGGACGGTCCAAAGAGCCATTAAGCTCTGATTTGATCCAGTTATTCCGTTTACGGAAGCATAGACATTTGCAGGCACACCTGTCGTTACCGCGCCTGTTCCCGCATAAATAACACCTGCGTTTGCACCACCTGATCCCGCAGAACGCACAACAATACGGTATATGCGTAAAAATGATTGTGTGGTGTTTACAGGGGTTTGTCCGTTTAAGGTAACGAGTTCGTTTATTTCGTTGTAGTCACCATCGAGTCCGTACAGTTGAACTGTCCTTGCCCCTGTTCCCGCAGAAGTGTCGTCTGTAGACGAGCTAGAAACTTTCAGAACAGTTGCCGCAGTCAAGTAACTATAGAGGCCACCTTCTGCCCATATGGTTTCCAAACTGTCTCCAACAGTGGTGTTGTTGCCAAACTTGAACAGCGGTTTGTGACCCGGGATTTGACCACGGGCCACCTGTAGCTCAAATGGCTCAGATGTTCCAATCTGTGTTATGGAACGAAAGTTAGCCATCCAAACCTCTTATGACAAAAAGATTGTCAGTTCGTTGCTTGCACCTGTAAATGCACTTACATAAGCACCACTTGTCGCAAGAATGCCATCATCTGGAATGTTCAGATGGTGCATACCTGTAGGAAAAGTTTGCTCAATAAGAATTTCTCCAGATGCGCTACCGTTTTTGATTGTAAATGCGCCAGCCGCAGCCGCGTAAATTACAACTTGACGGATTCGTGAACGTGAGTCACCAACAACAGCCGCAGAGTCACCTTGAGTGAAGTTATATGCCTTTACTGGACCTGCCATGTTAGCCTCCTATTAAGATAGTGCAGCGCCAACAGCAGTAACCCAAGCGGCTCCTGTATTGATTACCAAACAATATTCGTTGTTGCCTGCGCCATTGTCGCTAACAATGTAAACAGTACCAACGGTAGTATCTGCAAAAGCAGGAAGGTTAGCAGTTGTTACAACTGGAACCTCAAAGCCATTGGTTGACTGTACTGGGCCTGAAAAATGTGTAGTTGCCATGTTTTTCTCCTCTCGTGTCCGAGGTCAACTCCATATGCGTGCAAAGCATAAAGATATATACCGAGCATTATTGCTCGAAAACAGAATAACACAAAGATAGAAAAAAGAAAGGGGCCACCGAAGTAGCCCCTAGTTACAGGGAGGAAGGCATGAAACGCCTACCTCATCTATAACATATGTTACGCTCCGGGTGAACCGAAAACACAACGTGGGTCTGAGAACCCAAAGCTGTAACGCTCACGCGCTTTAAAACGCATGTTGCCTGTGTCGAAGTCAGCTTCCATATTTGTTCTCATTGGAGAACGCTCAAAGTGCTTGAATCCGTTAGGCGCGTCAGTCTTGATGAAGAACGCATCTGGGTCTGTCAAGAAGTGATTAACAGTGTAACCCTCTGGAAGCATGCCCATGTTGCGAATCGCGTTTACATCATTATCGGCTGTGCCAACACGCAATGTTGATTCCAACAAACGATCTGCAACGAATTGCAGTTGTGGTGGAATAACCATTTTTGTGCCGCGCAGAGCAATAATCATATTACGCTCATCTACGAAGGTTGAGATATCAATCAACGCATTTTCCAACGAAGTTTCGTTGAGGTCAGCCGCTGTTGATGGCTCGTTGCGGAAAGTACCGCCACCTGACAATGGGTGCGCAGTTGAGCAAAGCTCAACACCGTCACCACCAGCGAAGTTAGCATTAAACGCGTTGTTTAATACTGATGCCGCTTTAACCTGCTTAGTGTGTGCCATAGAACGCGCAAGCGCCTTCGTATAACGAGCACCAAGACGGTCATACAGGTTGTCTTCGATTGCTTCTTCGGTCAATGCGAATGCGAGAGCAACTGTTTCGTGTGAATAACGAGCAGTGTACGCTTCATTTGCATTGTCGAACTCTACACCAGAACCTTCGGATTTTGTGGGAGCATTCCCAAATCCGACGAGCATAACTTCCTCTTCAAATGCACGATCTGAAGATTCAGTGTCGAATATTTCCGCATGTTGATTTTCATAGCGGTCATATTCCATGCCGAACAGAGCGTTAAGACCCGGTTCTAGCTCCTTAACGAGTTGTGAACGTGAAATAGCCATAACTCAGTCTCCTTATGCTAGACCCGCAGTGCCAGCACTGAACAGGTGATTGTTGATTTTTACGATCACATTAGTGTTCGCGGCGGCTACATCGCTATTCTCAGGGTCCTGAGAAATGTCGATTGCTTTGAGTGGAAGACCAGCAGTCGCCGCACCCGTTGTGACATCTAGCTCAGTGCGAGAATTACCACTTACGGTACTTCCTGCCGTTGCGTCAACAATGTCGAAATTGCCAAACAAATCAGCTACAGGGAATGCAGCGTCAGCTTGGATTTCAAAGGTTGCACTTGGGTCATCAATGACATTTGCGAAAATGTCTGTCCCAGTTGCACCAGCAGGCCAATAGTTTGAATAAACAATATTGCCATTTGGGTCTACATATGAACAGCCGTTAAATACGCCCAAAATCAAATTGGTAGCGCCTGCTGGAGCACGAGTGATTGTTCCATTGGTATCGACTATAACTAAGTCACCTTGGAAAATACCCGTACCATATCCAGAAGCGATACGATACCGATTTTGTCGCTGCGAGCTTGTGCTCGTTTTGATAGGGCGAAGGCCGAAAGCAGCGTCTTGATTAGACATCTTTACTCTCCTTCAGAGTTTCCGCGTCCCTTCATTCCAAAGGATACGGAAGATTTACGTTGCGGAGCAAGTTTCGGCATGGCTGAATTGTTTTCACGCATCCAGTCACGATCCACTGCATCCAGTTGATTTTGAGAAACACCTTGATAGTGTTTATTCCGCTGATCAGCCATTTCGACGGGGATACGAGCGAGAACAAGACCACCAACACCAATGGTGCCAGCGTTACGTCCCTCATCTACTACAGGCCCTACATAATCGGGATACTCTTCAGCGCGAACGAGGTCCCAGCCTTCTTGCCGTTTCTTATGTACGTTAGTTTTATCGTCGAATTCCATTACAGATTCGCGTATCCAACGGTGTTTATAACCGAGGGGGGCTTCTGGAGCTTCCAAGGCAGAACCGGGTCGCCATTCCATTGAACGCTCTGAGCGTTCCCGCGTATTTGATTCGCGTGGTGTCCTGTTTGCCATGTTATTGACTCCGATTTTCTAATTTTGCGACTTCTTTTGCGTATTTGTCGAGGGGAATCCTCATTTTCTTCGCAAATGCCACTTGACCCGGTGTTAATTCCACCGCCTTTTTCCGCCCTGATTTTACTGACCGTCCGTTACCAGACGCAGGAGCAACGGTCTGAGCGTTGGACCGCCTCTCCTGAAACTTGTTAGGCATTTCTTTGCGCATACGAGAGTCGATTTCTTTATAGTAATCATCACTCGTAGGATCGAAATCCTCTTCTAATACCAATTGTTCATGGATAGCTTGGGCTGCTCGCGTCATGAGGCGATCTTGTCCAAACCATTGATTTTTGCTCAACCACTTCTCCAACTTTGGGTCAGGAGCCGCTTGTTGCTGCGGAGCCTGCTGTTGTGGAGGGGCCGCTGGTGGTTGAGCTTGTTGATTTTGTGCAGCCTCTTGTTGCCGCGCAATTTTAGCTTTTTGAATACGAACACGCTCTTGAGCAATGGTAATCTTAGAGATTGCCTGCTGCGCGTTTGCTACTTTTTCATAATCACCCGCTTCATAAGCCTCTGCCATAGCTTTCTTGGCTTGCGCTTCTTGAGCTTTCAAACGACCTTCGGCTTCAGTATTGTAGCCTTGGTTCATTTTCTCAAGTCGCTGACGCATAACAGCGTTTTCTTGCTGCATTTGCTGCGCGTACTGAACCGCGGCTTGCGCCTCTTCAGCAGCTTGCTTACGTTTTGCGGTTAATTGATTGATTCGACGCTGAACGGAATCACTGTAATTTTCTAATTCGTCATCACCAGATGATTTTTCCCGAACATTTGTTCGGGTTGTTTCATCATCGTCAGATGAAACTTCAATAACCTGATCGTCTTGATCATCATCAAGTTCGACTGAGGTATTGCTCTCAAGCTCCTCGTTTTCACGAATGTCTTCAGACATAGCCATTTTCCTTGCTCTCCATTACCTTATACATACGAAATGTCTTTTGGGTCAAGAATCGTAGCGATAATATTATCGTCATTTATGATACGAACCTCAAGACCTTCCACTTTGAACCTATTTCCACTATATCTTCCTATAAGAACCCAATCTTTCTCATTACACCAAGGACCATTTGGGAATTTCTGGGTATCCATGTAGGCATCAGGGCCTAGCTTCACGACATAAGCCGCTACCGTAGCAAAAGACTCCCGCTCACGAACCTGATCAGGAACAATAATGCCGCCTTTTGTCTTTTCACTAGGGTAATAAGGAATGATAAGAACGCGATAGCCCGTAGGCTGTGGCAATCTCTCAAGTGAAGAAGCCTCCATCTTGGAAGGATCATCTTCGTTTTTATTATCCGCGCCTTTGCCAAACGCGTTTTCGATAGGCTTGGGCATTGCCCCTGCACCTTTTATGGCCTTTTCCGCTGCTTTAGCAACGTGCTGTGGCACAAATAACTTTTTAGTCATCTGCGTATTCTATACCTTTCATCGCGGTCCTTAATTCGTCTTCGACGTAGGCCATGCCGCGTATTTCACCTACTAAATACCGATACTCATCAAAAGTTTGTATCGAACCATCCGCGAGCTTGTCTTTAAGACGCACACTGCGCTCGCGTATGCCTTTGTATAAATAATCTGCAAGATGTATT